CCTCTACCTTCTTTATCAAGGGGAAGGCCGTGGAGCCGGACAGGGACCGCGATTTCCTGGAAAAAGCCTATGACGGCGTCTATTCCGTCACGAAGGTGGACGAGAAGGATTTCGGCGAGCTTGCGCACTGGGAAGTGGGCGGTAATTAACGATTTAATTCGGAATCAACAGAAAGGATTGATAGCAATGTTAGTAGAAATCATGAAGTTCGGACGCGAAGAGCGGGCTGGATGCACCAGCCTGGATGTGGCAGAAACCTTTGGGAAGCGCCATGACCATGTATTGAGGGACATCAAAGAATTGGGGTGTAGTGACGAGTTCCGACTCCCCAATTTTGGGGAGTCCTCCTACATCAACGCGCAGGGAAAAACTCAGCCCATGATTTATATGTCCCGAGACGGTTTTACTCTCCTGGCAATGGGCTATAACGGCGAGCTGGCCATGAAGTTCAAGGAGGGCTACATCAAGCAGTTCAACGCTATGGAATTCGCCCTTCGCGGGAAGCTGGTGGAGCGGGAAAAGGGCATCGCCGTCCGGCAGGCTCTGACAAAGGCCCTCCAGCAGTCCACAGAGGACGCCCGGATGCATGGCCATGCTTACTCCATCTACACCAACTGCATCCATAAGGCCCTCTTTGGCATGGACGCAAAACACCTTCGTGAGAAATTTGGGATTGCCAAAAAAGACAACCTCCGGGATTGCTTTACGAAGGAGGAACTTCGCGCGGTCCAGTCTATGGAGTGCCTTGTGAGCGGTCTGGTCGACTGCGGATGGGACTACGGTCAGGTGAAAACGTTCATACAAACGACTAATGCCCGCGGTCAGCTGACAGCATGATTTTCTGGAAGGAAGTGGGTGGGAACTGATGGGGCTGAAATTTGACATCACGGCCCGCGGCTTTGACGTGCTGGGGCGGCGGATGGCCCGCGCCTCCGATGAGGCAAAACACGCGATGGCAATCCAGGCGGCGAAGGACACGGAACCCTACGTCCCCGCCCTTACAAAGTCCCTCGCGAACCGGACCCAGGTGCGGGGCGATACCATCATCTATCCCGGCCCCTACGCGCACTATCTCTACGTCGGGAAGCTCTTTGTTGACCCCAACACCAGAAGCGCCTTTGCGCCCTATGGCGCGACAAAGGTCATCACAGGCAAGGACCTGAAATACGGCAAGAAAGTTCACAGCAAAGCCCAGGACCATTGGTTTGAAGCATCCAAAGCGCAGAACATTGATAAATGGGTCCGGGTGGCGGGGAGGGTGATCCGGCATGAATTCTGAGAATCAAAAGCCGTTGGAGCTGGTTTCCCACGAGGAAGAGGACAGGATTTCCAGGTATGTCCTGAAATGGCTCAATACCTTTCCCGGCATCCCTGACGCCGTGGGCACAATCAAATATGAAGTTCTGGAAGACGATTCGACCGGAATCGCGCTTTCCACGGTCCAGGGAACGTATATCGTCGAGCGGAATATCATCGGCGGGTATACGGCTGAATACACCTTCAAGCTGGTTTACCGAATCAAGCCGGGGAACAGCATGGACAAGCGCCTGAAAGCGGACGAGCTTTTGAATCATATGGGCGACTGGGCGGCGGCGCAGCGACCGTACATCGGTGAGGATTTTCAGGTGCGGTCGGTTGAACCCACCACCCGCTCTTCCCTCTATGCAATGTATGAGAACGGCGACGAAGACCACCAAATTTTTATTCAGCTTCTCTATCAGGTGAAGCTGTAGAAAGCGAGGACAGCATGGCAGAAAAACGCAGCGCATTTTTGCTCTTTATCAACACGGAGCCGAAGGGGACCACCGCCAATTACGGCCTGGTGGGCGACGGCGTGACGGAGCTTTCCATCTCCTATAACCCCCAGACCAACACGGAGCAGTACATCCACCAGGACACCGCCAACACGGAGCTGACCGGCTACCAGCCCAACGCCCCCGTGACGGCCCAGGTGGTGAAGGGAGACACGGCTTTCGAGTACATCAACGACATCCGCAAGCGCCTGCCCATCGGCAGCGGCGCCCACACGGACATCGTCATGGTGGATGTATTCGAGACGGCCACCGGAGGGGCGTACCCCGCCTCGAGGCAGCCCGTTTCCATCCAGATTGACAGCTACGGCGGCGCGGCCTCGGACCCGCTGTCCATCGGCTACACCATCAACTGGCGCGGCAGCGGCACAGAGGGGACCTTCGACCCCGGCAGCAGAACGTTTACCGAGGGCGCCGCGCCCTCCTCCTACAGAGAGGAGGTCTGATGATGGCGGGGATTCGCGTCAACACAGGCGCAAAGAAAATCGAGGTCAACGACAGCGGCGATTACATCACCCTCAATTTCAGCGACCACAGCTTCCCGGAGCGCTTTTTCTCCATGCTGGACAAGGTGCAGGCCATGACGGCGGAGGCGGAGCCGGAGGAGGCCGCAATCCGGGAGCAGTACGAGGCGGGGAGCCTGGAACTGATGCGGGCGCTGACGGCCCTGGACGTGGAAATCCACAAGGCCATTTCCGCGGAGGTGGACGGCCTCTTTGGACCCGGAACCTGCCGGAAGGTCTTTGGCGATATCGTCCCCGGCGTGGAGCTGTACGACGACTTCTTCTCTCAGCTCATGCCGTATTTTGAGGAATTCGGCAAGGAGCAGAAGCAGCGCATGAGCAAGTACAGCGCCGCCAGAACCGGCAATGTATAACGCCCTTCTGGACCGCCTGCCCGAGGATTACAAGGGCTGGCTGATCCGCACGGACTACCGGATCGGGGTGCAGATTCAGCTCTGCGTCTCCGACCCGGAGCTGTCGGACAGCGAGAAGACCTTTACCGCGCTGTCTCTGCTGTACGGGAACGGAATCCCGGACCTGAAGACGGCAATCGAAGGGCTGAGCTGGTTCATGGCCTGCGGGGCCCCGGAGGAAGCCGCCGGGGACGGCAGCGCCGCCGGGGACGGCGGTTCGGAGCTTTACTCGTTTGAGTATGACGCGGGCCGCGTCGCGTCGGCGTTCCGCAAGGTGTTCGGCATCGACGTCACCCGGGAGCGTATGCACTGGTTCGAGTTTGTGGCAATGCTGGGGGCCCTGGCGGGCACCGCGTTCACCAGCGTCATGGATATCCGCGCCACGGACGCCTCCGAGGTGGACAGGCGGAAGCGGTCCGAGTTCATGCGGATGAAGAGGCGCTTCGCCCTCCCGAATCAGTACACGGCGGAAGAAGAGGAGGCAATCTGCGGGTTTATGGAGCGGCTGAATCATCCCGAATTATCCGAATCGTAAGGAGGTGTTCACATGGCAGCAGGCTACGACGGTTCCATCAGAATCAAGGCCCTGATGAACCACAGCCAGTTTGACAGGGGCATCCGGTCTATGGGCGGCTCTCTGAAGACGCTGGAAAGCACCCTCATGAAACTAGCGGGCGCGGTAGGCCTTGCCTTTGGCGTTGCTGCTATTGTGAACTTCGGCAAAGAGAGCGTCAAAGCGGCGTCCGAACTAAGTAACGCCTGGATGGGCCTGCAAAGTATTGTAGAGGGCCAGGGACGCAGTTTCAGCAGAGCCAAATCCTTTGTTGAGGATTATATCTCTGACGGCCTCGTCCCGCTGACTGACGCTGTAACGGCCTATAAAAACCTTGCGGCACGCGGCTACAGCGACGAGCAGATCCAGAAGACCATGACTGCCCTGAAAGACGCCGCGGCCTTTGGCAGACAGTCCACCTACACCCTGGGAGAGGCCGTCAAAACTGCGGCGGAGGGCCTGAAAAATGAAAACTCCATCCTCGTTGACAACGCTGGTGTTACAAAAAACGTTGCAAAGATGTGGGATGAGTATGCAAAGAGCATCGGCACCACGGCAAACAAGCTGACGCAGGAACAGAAAATCCAGGCGGAGGTTAATGGGATCCTCGAAGAAACTCGTTTTCAGACAGGAGACGCGGCAAAGCTGGTAAATACATACTCCGGGCAGATTTCCATGCTGGGCTTTAATTTCCAGCAGCTGAAGGTCCAGGTGGGCAACGCCCTCATGCCCATCGTCCAAGCGGTCCTACCCGGCATCAACGCGATTATCTCCGCCCTGCTGAAGCTGGCGAAGGTCTTTGCCCAGGTGACGGCGCTGCTGTTCGGCAAACCGAATCCCGGGACGGCGGGGCAAGTCTCCGCCAATGAGGAAATCGCCAGCAGCGGGCTTGCGGCGGCGGACGCCACAGACAAACTCGCGGACGCCACCGCCGGAGCCGGAAGCGCCTCGAAAAAGGCCGCCAAGGACATGAAGGGCGTTCTGGCGGGCTTCGACGAGCTGAACGTGCTGGCGGATAAAGCCTCCGGCAGCGTAGACAGCGCCGCGGGCGGCATCAGCGCGGGAGAAATTGAAGCTGTTGTTCCGGAGCTGGACCTTGACGGCGGCGCTGTTGAGGAAATCGGCGAATCCTTCAAATCCCTGGGCGAGATTTTCCGGGACACCCTGGACGAAATGCTTTCCGGAATTCCCAGGCTGAAAGAGGCGTTTCTGGGCTTTGCCTCCAATTTCAACGAGTTCAACCAAAAGCTCTACGATGCGTTCACCTTTGACGGGATTCTGGAACGGGTTCAGAGGCTAGGGCGCGAACTGGCTGGCGCGTTCAACGGCCTTGTAAACGCCATCGACTGGCAGCTATGGGGCCAGCAGCTGGGGGCGGGGCTGAACCTGGGCTTACAGTTCCTGACCGAATTTGTTTACTCCTTCGACTGGACGGGCCTGGGCCAGAAGCTGGCGGATCTGTTCAACGGTCTGGTTTACGAGGTTGACTGGTACGACTTCGGGCGGCTGCTGTGGGCACAGTTCAAAACCGGGCTGGAAACCTTCGCCGGATTCTTCACAAATCTGGATATGCCCGCCCTGGCAAAAGCGGCCGACAACATCATAATGGGCTTCTTCGACGAGATGAAGAACACCATCGCGAAAATCGACTGGGCGGAGATTGGGCGGCAAGTTGCCCGGTTCCTATCCGAAATTGACTGGATGGGGATTTTGGATTCTGTTTGGGGAGCGTTAAAAGAAGCCGTTATGGCTGGCTTTGGCTTCCTGGCAGGTGTGGTCGAGGAAGGAAGCCCCGGACTCCTTGCCGCTGTTTCCATAATTGCCGCGGCCCTGGGCGTCAAATTCGCCACGGACGTTGTACCCAAAATTATAAACGTCGGGAACGCTTTCGGCTCTTTCTTCAGGAAAATAAAGGACATTTCCGTACTCCTGAAGTATGAAATGGCGAACCTCTCCGGAGCCATCAACACCGTGTTCGGCCCCGGTTCCACTCTTGCGGGGATTGCAATGGTTGTGGGCGGCGCGGTCCTTGCCTTCACCAACTTCTTCTCCATGCTCCGGGACGGTTTCAGCTGGGCGAACGAGGCGTTGATGCTGCTG